CATTTGATAGTTTCATTTAACACCTCATAATTAAGATTTATCAACAGAATACAGTATATCATGTTCATACAGAAACATGAGGCAACAAAGTGCATGTGCTAAGTGGTGTCTACCTGATTCAGGATCCATTTGTTCACCTTCTTTCCATGCCCATAGATGCCTTTGTAATGCATCAAAATATCTCCGTTTGGAATCAGGTACATGTTTCCAATTATCGGGTTCATATTTTTCTGCACCAAAAGTCAATACATCTACTGTAGCTTTCAATGCAAGTGGTGGTAGTAAACCATATTGAAGTTTACCACCATCAAACTTGCGACCTCCTGTTGTAGCAGATTGACTTGCTTTAACTAGGTCTTTTTGTTTCATAACTTACCTGTATATTGTGCAACTGCCGGCATGTTACCAGTAAATGCGTAAGTACCGATATGTTGTGTTTTCATCCATGGACACAGATAGATTTTACCACCCATCTTACGCCACATTTGACAGAACATATAATCTTCACTCAGATATCTGTCAGAACCACCTCCAACGATAGATTCTTTAGTGTCGATTACTGTATCAAAGTATGCGTGGATGTATCGTGTACCATCGAAATTGGCCTGTCCAACATGGTCTGGTTTGTATCGAATCATTGGATATTCTTTTTCCATTTTATCAAATACTTCCCGTTTGACCATCATAAAACCTGTGCCGATTTCCATAACTTCAAGGGGGTCAGTAACGGTGAATTGTTTTGTGCCTTTTACGACATTGAAAACATATTCGCCAACCAACTGTTCAAGTTCTCTTGGTTCAATATTAGGATGGGCTCTGGCAGCTTGTGCAACATTACCCCAGTTAATAGATTTCTTAGGATAAGGACCACCAATCACATCTTTGTCCAATGCCATAAGGGCAAGAACATCTTGTGGATTGTAGTGAATGTCCGAATCAATAAAAAGTAAGTGTGTGTGGTCTGAGCGGAGAAACTCATCGACTAGGTAGTTTCGAGCTCGTGTGATAAGTGATTCATTGAACAGGAATGAAAACTTGGTTTCGATTCCATACTTGTTCATTGTTGTCTGTAAGTCGAGGCACGATTTGATATACAAACCATGTGCCATGCCACCATACATCGGTGTGGCAATAAACAGTTTATTTTTTCTTAATTTTTCTAATTCAACTTTGATTTCCATGACAACTCCATAAACGAAAAGAGGAAGTGGTACCTATATGTATCACTTCCTCTATTACTTTTGACCCTTAATTAGGCAAAAGCACGCTCACCTTGTGAACGAATTGCGGCAATACCTGCAGCAACCATACGCTTAGTAGGAGTGCCAAGACGGTAGAAAGAAACTTTCTCGCCATTTGCGTTGATGCGGCTATTCAAGTAAATAGCATGACCTTCGTTACGCAACTCATTGATGGTTGCAGAAGGATTTGCAACACCAAAAACAGACTGCATCTTCTGAGCGGTCAAGGTGTTGTATTCGCTATCTTTAGAAAGATAAGCAAGGATTTTAGACTTGGTAGACATTACAAAATACTCCATAAAAAATGGTCTCACATTAGGAAACATTTGAGAGGAGACCGTTCTCTCAAATTAGAATCATTGTATCAGATACAAACGAGGTTGTCAACACTTATACAGGTAAAGGTTAAAAAACTCCCACAGTTTTACCTGTGGGAGAAGTGCCGAACTACTCTTAGAAAGGAATTTCGTCTTTGTTTTCAACTTCAGGTACTTCAGGTTCAATTACAGGTGCGAGCAATTGTTCTGCCGAAGCACCTGCATCAACTTTGGTATACAAATCAATAAACGATGCCTTAGTGTCATCATCAAAACGGTTCAGACAGAGGTTAATCGCCTTCATCTTGTCACCAAAGATGCCATAAGTTTCAACAATGTGGACAAGACGGCGAGTGGAAATCACTTCATCACAACCACCATCAGCGAATGTTTTACGAATCACATCTGCCCATGTAACAAGTTTCTCGGCGAAATCATTATCGGCACGACCAACAAAGGTCAATTCTTTTTCGATAATCTTCCGTTCAGTCTTAACAGGAGGGAATTCTTGTTCCATTGTGGTACGGAATCGTTCAAGGAATGCTTCGTTAAGCACATTGGTGAACATATAACGACCATCATCAGAACCTTTACCTTTGGTGTTCGCAGTAGCAAACACAGTAAAACCAGGTGCAGGTGTAATTACTTCACCTTTCTTTTTCAACATGAAAGGTTTACCTTCAAGCACCCGTTGAAGTGAGGAAAGGTTTTGAGCACCGTAATCAATCTCATCGATACACAAAACGGCACCTTGTCGTGCAGCAGTGGTCACAGGACCATCACGCCATTCCATATTACCATCGATAAGAACATAGTTACCAAGTAGGTCACTCTCATCGGTTTCAGGTGTCATTGATACGCAAACAAATTTGCGTTTGGCTTTGGCACATGCCTGTTCGATAGACATTGTTTTACCATTACCAGAATGACCAGATACGAAAACAGGAAAGAATCGCATCGATTGGACAATTGAGAGAACATCTTCAAAGTTACCAAACGGTACATAATTCTTGTATTGATTTGGAATCAGATTAGTATTGTCCAAATCAGTTTGAACATTCTGAATTTTATGATTTGATTTTTCAACTGGTTTAGTCATAGGCACAATCTGAGCTTGTAGTGCAATTGTTTGAGCAGGTTGTGCAATAGAAGCAGAACCAGGAACTTTATAAACGCCACGCTTCACACGGTTCGCCTCATCATTAGTAAACCAGTAAGGGTGAGCAATATCTGCTTTGTTGCAAATTTCTTTAATTTCATCGGTCGTTACAGTAGGTTTACCAAGAGCAATAACAGCATTGATAAACTTTTCACGAATTTCGGCACGCTTAGTCATAATATAAAAACCTTTCATCACAAGTTACATAACAATTGTAACATGGCTAAATTGATTTGTCAACCAGCCATGTTGCACAAATACAACACTTAGGCAGCAATACCTTGAATGAATTTGGAAACCAAAACACGGTTCACTGCTTTCTTTTTGTTCATTTTCATAAAAGCATTTTTCAATTTGCTTGAGGTTACTTTACCTTCAATTTCAATTTCATCACTTTCGGTTTTCAAGTCATCACCACCTGAAACCAAGAAGAATGAATTGAAACCAGGTGTGTTCGATACAAGATATTTGTCAGCCTTAAACTGTTTTGCGGTATCTTTAACCTTTTGGTCGATGGCATATTGTTCTTGCCAACGGCTTGGGTCTCTACGACATTCTTCCCATTTCTGTGCATAGGTTTTGCCATCTTCAAGGACAAAACGACCATTAATGATACCACGAACCCAAGCAGGACGACTATCAGGTACCAAGAAGAAACCAAAAACTTTTGCACCAGTTGTTTTTCTGAACCAGTCAAGTAACATATGTGTCATTGTTTCAGAGTTTCTGACATTTTCCATCTTCTTTTCAAACTTGTGTTCGTTATCACGCAAGAAGAAATTATAATTGTTGGTATCGATACTACTTACACCTAGTGTCATGTATGGTTTACCTTCACGGTCGGTAACTTCTCGATTGCAAGAATAATAGTTAGTCCAGTCGGCATCACCATCATGGACAATTACCAAACTTGTCATATCAAGGTTGTTTGTCGCTTTGAATTTCTTCATCACTTCGGCAGTTGCAACAATAGCCTGATTCAAAGGTGTGTTTGAAAGGTGTTCACTTTCGGGACGACCACAAGGACCCATATAACGACCACCATCAAATGATTTCTTCAATAAAATCATGTTTCGCAAAGCGGCATTAAATTCCGCATTGGTCATTTTATTGTTGATATACTCACGCAAGTAAATATGGTCGAGTGTCAAAGTTTTTTGTTTCAGGTCAAAACAAGGGTAATTAGATTGACGATGCTTTGCCTGTTGTTCGTAAGTGGTCAGACCAAGGTCTTGAAACCTGGCTTCAATTGAATCACCGAAACCATACACAACAAAAGGAATATTCACTTTGCGACAGAACATGGCAAGAACAAGAATCTGTTCAATTGAACCTGCCATGTTATTTGCCATAGAGCCTGATTTGTCGAGCAACAAAACAAGACCGTGATTCTTACCTTTTGGTGTCATCATCACTTTACGGAAGATGTTATCATCAAATCGATATGATGCCAATTTGTTGATATCGATATCACCCGTATCGGACAGTTTTGATTTACTAAACGCCTTCGCAGCTTTACGCATTTCGAATTCTTTGGCAAGCAAACCAATGTATCGTTCATTCTTGGTCTTGAATTCATTCACCCAAGACTTGATTTTCTCATTCGAGATATAACCTTCAGTAACTTCTTTTGCATAATGCACGGTCAATTGTTCTTGCACCCGTTTTGCAGGTGTAATAATATTCGATAGAATAGGTTTTGGTAGTGTTACATACACATACTCTTTACACTTTTCATCGAGCAATTGCACTTCGTTACGGCGATAGTTGTAATCCGTTTCACATTTTGGGTCAAACATATCACGGGTTGAAGGCATTGAATCTTTATATCGTTCAAACTTACCTTCACCTTCTTCTGAATCATTTTGGTCATTTGATTCACCATCAGATTCTTCACCGCCTTGCGATTTTGTTTTTGATTGTTTGTCGGTTTCTTCACCGTTGCCATCGCCATCATTATTTTCATCCATTTCTTCTTTCGAATCTTCGGACTTAGATTGTGATTTGGATTTTACATTTGATTCTTCTGGTTCATCACCATATTCATCCGAATCATAATCGTAATCATAGTCATCATCACCGTATTCATCAGAATAATCGAATGATTGAAAATCTTGCAATGCCATTTCATATTGTTCATCCTTCGAATATTCATAAATTTCATCCGTAAGGCGAACAACATCTTCCCAAGTTTCACATGCTTGGACTTTTTTGATTAGAACTTCTTCTTGAGCAGAGAAGCGAATGTCCATTGTATATTGCGATTTGGTATAAATGTTCAATCGCTCAATAAATGCCATTTCATTGATATCACGGTTAACCAAACCGAAAAAGTCACGCTTCATCAATTCGGTATAAGCATCTTTGAATTGTTTATTCAAACCAGGATACTTACGCTTTACTTTTTTCTCAATGCGGGCATCTTCTACCACATTCAAAAATGATTTGTAGTGTTTACCTTTAGATTCATCCGCAACCGCATCATGCCAACCTGTAGCAGGTGTATAAAGTGCATGACCAACCTCATGCCCGCAAAGCAGGTCATAAAGAGCGCCAGTCATATTTTGCCAGATTGGGAGATAGAGAACTCGGTTCTGAGGGTCGAATCGAGCAGTTTTAATCTTTTGGTGTTCAACCGTAAGATTCTCGGTTGCCATTAGTTTGGCAAGCTGAGATTTTTGTTCAACAGTAAATTGCATCTTTGTCCTTTGTCAATTTATACTATAATTGTAACACAGCTAGACCGAACTGTCAACCAGCTGTGTTGTATAAAAACAACACTCGGAAGTCTTGAGGAATCAAGGGTTTGGAGCGGTTAACAGGAGTTAAACCTGTCTGCCTACTGGGGTAGGGTGTCTCGGACTCACCGCATTAAGGACATGATATACTATTACTTATGCTTTGTCAAGTGTTTTATCGACCTACTTGAGGCAAATATTTTTCTTTTGCCTGTTCCCAAGTCAGGTAGATAAGGTCATCATAGAACAAAGATTCGGTAGATACATTATTCTTTTTTGCAAGTTGTTTGATACGAGGTTTGGCATGTTTCTGTTTCCAAATATTAACCAAATGTTCAACGCTAGTATCAAACGATTTCGTTAGGTCTTTTACTTCACATTCTTTTCGCAAGAATTCACATGTCTTATCGTATAGTGGTGTGTAATAAATGCCACGGGCATGTTCACTACGAATCAATTCTTTAGGTATATCTAATTGTGAATATGCAAAGTTCAATGACCGATTCTTGTGGTCTCTTTTGTGTGGTTGACCACTAGGTTTCTTGGCAACATACCACTCAAAGTATTTTCTTGTGTGATTCTTTTTCAACCATTCTCTGATTAGATACCGAGTATGTTTTAATGGTTCGAATGATACAGAACCAGAAGTAAAACCCATAGGCTGCCAGTAATCAAGGTTGTCATATTGTGAAAGGCCACCTGCCTTAGTTTTGCCATAGAGTGATGTAGTTGTTACCGAAACAAGTTTATCACCATACAGTTTTTCCCATAGTTCTTGCACAGGGTCAGATAAACACAACAATGCAAGTAACTTACCACCAACATAATTAAAACCTAGTGGTTGCAATGGCACAATCGTAGAACCGATTGCGGTATGATTAATCATCGCACCTTGTGTTTTGATTTCTCTTGACCAACCAATAAAGTTGTCTCTCGGTGTCAAATCAAGGAAGTCAGAACTAATACAGATAACACCAAGATACTTTTTGGTAACTTTATCTCTCACAACAAAATTGAGATTTCTGCCAATGTTTGAATTGTTTTTCATTGTGGATGAAAATGTTCGTATTGTATTCCACAACTCAGGCAAATCTTCTTCTTTGTTTGTATATACTAATTCAGGTTCTAGTTTGAGGTAATCATCAGGGTCTTTTTGCACCCAAAAGTTTGCTTTGACTTCTTCAATTGCACGGCGTTGTTTCTCATCTGCAAGAACCTTCTTCTCGCCTTCCCACAAATCGTTCACAACAATTGTAGGATACTTTTCTTGGATTTCGCACCACTTTTGAAAGAGTGTGTATTCACGCACATCCATGGCAGAAACATAGGTCAACTCATTGATTGTTTGTTCACGCAACTTGCCTGGGTCAACATCAGTAAATTCAATACCAGAATCAGACCACTTCTGCCATTGGG